AAATAGTATACTATGAAAAATATATTATTTTATGGTAATTGTCAATTAGAAAAAATTAAAGATGTATTATGTTTACCAATTGAAAATTTTAATGTTAATTTTATCCCTTGTTTTTTAACTGAGTATACTGATGTAGAGTTTGACTGGATTATAAAAAACAGTGATATTATAATTACTCAACCGGTTTCTGATAATTATAGAGATAAATATTACTTATCTTCTAATTATGTTGTTAATAAATGTAAAAAAGACGCCATTATTATTTTTTTAAATAATTGCCACTTTGATTTTTATTATTTTGATTTATTTTATACAAGTCAGTATTCTCATGATTATATGATTAATTGTATAAATGAAAAGTGTGATAGTAATTATTATGATAAAAATTATGTTAAAAATATTAATTTAAAGAGCATTGAAGAATTAAATGACAATTTTTCTGCAAGTATAACAAATTTAAAAAATAGATATACGCATATGTTTAAATACTTAAAAAAAAATACTCATTTTATAAATATAGTACCTTTTATAGAAAAAAATTATAAAGATAAATTATTATTTTATACATTTAATCATCCTACAAAATATTTATTACAATTTATAGCATTACAAGTTATTAGAATTTTAAATATACCAGATACTATCGACTATGGATTAGATCCTTTTTATAATCATGAAAGATGTATTTTATATTCTTGCATTCAAAAAATGGTAAAATTTGATATAAAAAAACATACTCCATTTATGAACGGATGTAGTAATATAAATGATATTTTTAATTCAACAAAGGAAGGAATATTGGTTCCCTTAAAAAAATTGAAATAAAATAAATCAAAATAAATAAATGTACAATATATTAGCAAAATGGTGAAAAACAGTGGTGGTAATAAAGCAAAAGGTTATGCACGTAAGAATATGGTAAAAGGTAGTAGTTCTCTGAGAGTTTCAGAAGATCCTGCTGAAATATATGCTCAAGCAATAAAGATATCTGGTGGTTCTATGTGTCGTGTAAATGATTTGAAAGGACAAGAAATGAATTGTCATATTCGTGGAAAGTTTAGGGGTCGTGGTAAAAGGGATAATCTTATTGTTCCTGGGACGTGGCTTCTTGTTGGACTACGAGAATGGGAGCAAGAACCTTCCCCTGGAAAGCTTTTAAATTGTGATTTGATTGAAGTGTATTCAGATATTGATAAAGTGCGGCTAAAAAATTCATTAACATTTGTAGATTGGAGTCCTTTTATTACAAATGATACAAAAGCGTTAGGATCGGTAGACTCAGGAAATGAAGCTGGAAATTATATTGAATTTGCAGATGACAAGACACAAGAATATCAGGCACTCATACAGGCTCATTTGGAAGAATCAAAGTCAGGAAAGACAAATATTATTGCGACGGATGATGGTAAAGAAATTGATGTGGATGATATTTAGAAAAGTAATTAAAAAATTTATAATAATAAAATAATAATAAAAATTTTTTATAACTAAAATTTTTATTATAGATACTTACCTTTTTTTACTTCCATTTATTTTTCCTACCGAATATGTAACAATTGCAGCAGAAAACATAAACCACCACTTGGGCTCTTCAGGGTCGGGTTCTTTCGGTTCTCTATTATATGTACAAATATTTCTAACCTGTATGGGTTTTCTACCATTCATTTTTTTTTTATTTATAATAAATTTCTCTCTATTAAGCTTAGAATTGTAAACAAATCTTCTAAAATACATTTCAGTATGATTCATGAATTTATAATTTACTTAAAACTATAAATTTCTATTCAATTTTTTATAAAAAAAAAAATTTGGTTGCGACCTCCTGTAAAAATATGTACTTTGTTTTTACCATTCCGAAGTTATACTAGTTAATCAATTGATTGCTATAAGGAGATATATATATGTATGGTATATCTTTAAATACTTTCAAGATGTTTAATTATATAATTTATAATATATTATCAAATGATTTAAACGTATAATATGTATATATTGTATATCTACCAAGTATATATTATACAAGTTAAATATGAATAGTATGTTTAAAGAGAATTCGCGTTTTGCTTCATTGATTGAAGATAAACCTGTAAATAATAGTAAAAATGAACAACAAAATAAAGTGGAAAAAGAGTATAAAGAAAAAAAAGATAATTCTTTTAAAAATGATAAACCATACAGAGAGTATTCATCTTTTAATAAAAGTTATAAAGAAAGGATGGAAGACAGTATAAAAAAAATTAAAGAAGAAGAAATAATTAAAAAAGCTCAAGAAGAAAGAAGGAAAGAAGAAGAAAGAAAAATTGCTTTGGCTATAGAAAGTTTTCCTGAATTATTAGTAAAATCAAGTATAAAAGAAATAGAAAATACAGCAAATTTTATTGAAAAATTGAAGACGAGCGTAAAAGTAGATATACAGGTAAAAAATAGTATAAAAGAAGGATGGACAGAATTAACACGAGATAAAGTATCAAATAGTACAATAATGGTTTCTAATATTAATAATCGTAAAAATGAATATATAAAAACTCCAGAAGATTTGGCATATGATGTATTAGATCATTTAGTATTTCTACATGAAGATAGAAAAAATGAATATATCAATTGTTGGGGAGAAGATGAATGGGAAAAAATGTTTACATTTCCAAATTATGATTATCATTATTTTGATAAATTAGATGAAATTTATGCGAAGAAATATCCTGAGTTTGAAGATGAAGAGTTTGAAGAAGATGAATACTGGAAAAAATATTAACCGGGAAAAATATTAACCGGGAAAAATATTAACCGGGAAAAATATTAACCGGGAAAAATATTAGTTTAATATCATAATGTATTATATAGTTACTTTATAATATATCATGAATAGTTTAAAATTAGAAAATGAATTTGATAAAGAAGAAAAATTAAATGACGACTGGGTTCAAACATTTGATGAAATTGATGAGTTATATAAAGATTTTTATAAAGATGATGTTTATTATGTTGATATTAAAGTTGTATATGTAAATAGGCAAAACGAAATAGAAAAAATAAAAGAATCTCCTTTTCTTATGTCTAAACCTAATTGTATTCGCAGAGAAGAAATTCTTGAAATACTTAAAAAATGTTCTCTAGAAGACGATAGGAAGTACTCTTTGTTATCCATATTAAGATACAACATATCATTAGAACCAGATGATATTAAACAATATTTATATCATTCTTCTGATAAAAATTATTTAAATATTATAAAAAATATTGACACTATACATTTTGAAAAAACAATAAATATGTTTCAAGATTTAAATGATATAATACTTATTTTTTACGAAAAGTCAAATGAAATAAAAGACATTGACCCGAATAATTGTACTAAGAAAATATATTTTAGAACTTTAAGCAGTAAAAAAAAAACAATTAAAAAACGATATAAAGATTAATTGATGTTGTATAGTATCATCAAAATGGCAGCACTTATAACCGCACTAGATAATTATACTCCTAAGCAAATTGGAGAGAATGGTCATATAGAATATGGATGGTCTAATAGTATTCAAGAAAAAATTGTTCAATTCTCTTTTCAGGTAACTAGATGCAGTGATGAGACTGGTATAAATAATTTGAAAAATGTTTTGTCAGATATTCTTACTCTTTTAAAACATCTGTTACAAAATGGGTCATTACCTGAGAAGCAAGTAGCGAAGGGTTATTTGTCTCTTCTTTATAAAATGATCGGTCAAACTCGTGATATTGTAGATGGTAAAGGTGAATATACTTTGGCATATATGATGATATATACGTGGTATGATTTCTTTCCTCAATTGTCATTGTTTGCGCTTAAATGTTTAGTAGATTTGGGTGATAAAAAGGTTCATCAATATGGATCATGGAAGGATATCAAATATTTCTGTAAGTTTTGCAAGACACATGGCTTATCTATTGATCACCCTCTTGTTCAGGAATCTATTCGTATTACAAATGAGCAGTTACGTAAGGATGAAAATAATTCTTTGTCTGAATTAACCTTAGTAGCTAAGTGGGTTCCTAGAGAAAAGTCAAGTTTTGGATGGCTTTACGAAGCTCTTGCAACTAACTATTACAAAGAGTATATGGTTACGGCTGATACTAACGATAGAATTACAAAAGCAACACTTAAGTGCAAGACCGAATATCGTAAGTTAATATCTGGATTGAATAAAAAATTGGATACTCTACAAGTTAAACAATGTGCCAATACTTGGTCGGAGATTGACTTCAAAAATGCGACATCTATTTCTCTTGGAAAACAGAAGAAGGCTTTCTTAAATATTAATAAAAAAGGTGACACGCGATATCCTGATAGGGAAGATAGAGTTTTATGCGCGAATAATTTTACTACACATGTTCAAAAAGCAGTCAAAGGTGAGATTGAAATGAAGGGAAAACGTGTTGGAATGGCTGATTTTACAAAACAAGCACGTCAATTAAAATATTGCATTGGACCAAATGTAGAAAAAGACTTGCTTAACTCACAATGGCGTGATAATTCTAGTCAAAATGATGCGCTAGATAATTTTGTTCCTGTTGTAGACATTTCTTGTTCTATGACTGGAGATCCACTTGATGTTGCTATTGCATTAGGTATTCGTATTGCAGAAAAGTCCAAGTTGGGAAAACGTGTCATGACTTTTTCTATGAAACCAAGTTGGATTAATCTTGAACCTTACGATGATTTTGTTTCACAAGTAAATGCGGTTGAGAGTAGTGAAGTTGGATATAATACTAACTTCCATGCGGTATTGAATCTATTCTTGGATACAATTATTGAAAATAAAATGGAATCTGCAGATGTAGAAAATATGGTTATTGTCTTGCTTTCTGACATGCAAATTGATGAGGCGGAAACAAGAGATTTTTCTTCATGTACAAATTTAGTTCAAAAGAGAGAATCACTTTATGATAGTATTAAGAGTAAATATGCGGAGGCAGGTATGCGTGTTCATGGTAAGCCTTATAAGCCACCTCATATGCTATTCTGGAACTTGAGGAACACTCATGGTTTTCCTTGTTTGTCAAATGAGAAAAATGTTTCTATGATGTCTGGATTTAGCCCCGATCTTCTAAATTCTTTTTGTGAACATGGAATTTCTTCACTACAATCGTGTACACCTTGGTATATTCTTGAAAATAGTTTGAATGGTGAAAGATACAAAATAATGGGTGATTATTTAGAAATCCACCTTTAGAAAAGGTGGAGCCAAATTTTACTTTTAAAAAATCCACCTTTAGAAAAGGTGGAGCCAAATTTTACTTTTAAAAAATTCACCTTTAGAAAAGGTGGAATAGGTTTGGTTACACCTTTTTTAAAGGTGTAATATATATGATAAGTTGTTTAAGTAATGTTATGATTTCTAAAACTTTAAGAAAACAAAGAATTCAACAAAAAAATAATATTGTTGAATCTATTATTATTAATAGAAAACTTAAAATACCTTATCCTCTTAAAGCATATTATAATAGTGTAATTCCTCTCAATATTTTTCAAACATGGCATACAAAAACTTTACCTCCATTGATGTTTAATGCGGTTAATAAAATTAAAATGCTTAATCCTAGGTTTAAATATTGTTTATATGATGATAATGATTCTCGTGAATTTATTAAAACTAATTTTCCAGAAGATGTATTATATGCATATGATACTTTAATACCTGGAGCTTATAAAGCCGACTTATGGAGATATTGTATTTTGTATAAAGAAGGGGGTGTTTATATGGATATCAAATACAAACCATTAAACAAATTTAAATTTATAAATTTAACAGAAGCAGAACATTGGGTATTAGATATGGATGGACGAGGAATTTACAATGCATTAATTGTTACAAAACCAGAAAATCCTATTTTATTTGCTGCTATTCGACAGATTGTTGAAAATGTGAAAAATAGATTTTATGGATCAAATTGTTTAGAACCAACTGGTCCGCATTTATTAGCAAAATATTTTAATCAAGAACAAAAAAAAGGTTTTGACATGAAACATAATTTTATAAATAATTTTAATAATAGATATATTTATTTAAATGATTATGCTGTGCTAAAAAGTTATAATGGTTATTTAGAAGAACACAATCATACTAAAAAAGTTGACCATTATGGTCATTTATGGAATATTAGAGAAATTTACAAATAAAAGTATACCTAGATATTATATGAATAATTTTTTTCATTTTATGGTATTAAATATGAAAAAAAATACAGATAGATTAGATTACATTAGTAAATCTCTAAATAAATTTGATTGTAGTTATACAATCATTGAAGCGATTGATGGTAATAATATGGAAAATAATCAAGATGTTGAAAAAATAATAAAACCAGTACCTAGATTATTTGGTGCAGTATTTCAAAGTATTGATACCAAAAAAAAATGGATTTATGATGGTACTATTTCAAAATCATTTCCTAATTTAAATTTGTATGGACATTATGGAACAAAAGGATTAACATTATCTAATCTTAAAGCTTTTATGATTGCATCTAGTATGAAATATGAATGGTTTTGTATATTAGAAGATGATACAGAGATGAATATTGATATATACACTAATATTTTAAACTTTATAAAAAGTGATGAAAATAAAAATTATGATATTATTTTACTAGATGCAAGAGACAATGGATGGGGAGGTACATCTGCTATGTTATACAACAAAAGAATTATTAATAAACTAATTATTGACTTGCACCCATTATCAAAATTTTCAATATTTTCAACCAAATTTGGTGATGAAAATTTAGGTAATTTATGGGATTGGAAACTATGGAAGTATGTTATGTTTATTAATAAAAATTTTACAAATTTGCCTTGTGTAACATCAGGTAGTTTTATATCAACTATTTCTGTATAATTTTATATTATATGAATGTATACTATAAAATGGAAAATGTTACTATTATTGTTTCAAGATATAATGAAGATTTAAGATGGACATTAGAGAACCCGTTTAATAAATTTAAGTACATTGTTTACAATAAAGGTGACAATGATAACTTTGAGAAAGCAAATGTTATAAAAATAATTAATGTTGAAAATGTTGGAAAAAATGATCATACATATTTGTATCATATTGTTACAAATTATGAATCATTGTCAAATATAATTGTTTTTTTTCCTGGTTCTATTAATATTGATTATAAAAAAGAAAAAGCAATCAGATTATTAAATAATATTATTCAAAGTAATTATACAAAGGCATACTTTATTGGTTATCATCAGTCTAATATTAAAGATAGTTTTTATGATTTTAAGTTAGATGATTGGAAAACTACTGATTCGCAGAATTTTATTAAAAATGATGAAAGTAAATTGCAGTTAGCAAAAATTAGACCTTATGGAATATGGTACAAATATTTTTTTGGTAAAACTGTTGCACATTGGAGTACATGGTGGGGTATTTTTTCAATTGATAAAAGAGATATAATTCAACATCCTGTTACTAGATATCAACATTTAATCGAAACTGTTAATAAGCATTCCAATCCAGAAGCAGGGCATTATATAGAACGTTCTTGGGGATCTATCTTTTTTCCGTTACTATATACTCAAAAAATAACTAACTAAATAAAACTTCTGGACTTATCATAATTCTTGCACCTGAATTTTGTCTTGCTTGAATATGAAATGCTCTGTGTTCACAATCTTCATGTCTACCATCTGATGTAACATATTTTTTAAATACTAATTTTGATCCTGCAGCTTTTGAATGAGATACCACATTTACAGCAGGAACTAAATCTAATCTAATTCTACCATCGTAGTAGGTCATTAAAAATTTTTTTGTTCTATAAATGGATAAACCATTAAAAGATGAAATACATGGTAAAAGTTCATCTGGTTTAAGTTTTTTTAAAAGTTGTGTTACATAATTTTGCATAATCGTATAGAATTCTACATTATTTTCAAAATGATTATAACTAAAACAATAAGGCCAAATAGAGAGACCCCATATATCATAATAAGCTGGACTTGTGTTGAATGAAAGTGCGTCCCAGTCTTCTCTCTTTAAAGAATTTTGCAAAGGTTCTAAGTTTAATTCTTTGCAATTTACATCATCCATATCCATCATAATAAAATAAGGAAATTTTGCTATATTTTGTTTGACATATTTTAAGCAAAAATTACGTGCTGCAGCTATATTATGGGTTCTAAATTGTGACGCCGGTTTGCTGTTTATGTATAGTAACATTTTTGAATTAGTTGACTGATAATTTTTAAGAATTTGTAATGAATCATCTGTAGACTCGTCATAATAAATTAATATTGTATAATCTTCAAAGAGAGAACCTATTTTTTCCATATTAAATAACACTTTCTTTAAATAAGGGGCACAATTTTTTACAGGTCCACATATACAACAGTTCATTCACCTTTAGAAAAGGCTGAGTCAAAAATTTTATTTTTTAACCACAATTCATCCACCTTTTCCACCTTTAGAAAAGGTGGATCCAAATCTTTAGAAAAAGTTGATCAAAAATGGAAAGGTTTGACTCCACCTTTTCTAAAGGTGGAAAAAAATTGAAAACATTTATATTCTCTCTTTTAATTTTACAAAAAGAGAGAATGTATGCGGTGGTGACCAGCCGATTTAACAATGAAACACTAGAAACAAATCATTCGTATAGACTCAAAAAAGGTTTTGCATGTATGTATTGTACTCCATTAGAACTTTCACCAAAAATTGAATATAATACACCCGTGTTTGTTATTGAAATGAATAATTCTACTAATAAAATTGAAGGTATTGGTTTCATTAAAAATAAACCAGAAACTACCAAATATTACAAAGTTCATTCTGATAGCAATACAAATAGATATACTTATATTGGAAAGTATTTCATGTCTCGTGAAATAATAGATGAATATAAACCACTACTAGTATATTTATTAGAGGAAATCCTATTTAAAGGATATACTCATTCAAAAAGAGGCACTGGTTTAACTTTATTACCAGAAAAATTGATTACTGATTCTGATATATGTAAAGGTGTTCACATAAAAAAAGAAATAAAACAACTATTTACATATCACTTTAGAGAGAAATTGCAAAATATACAGGAACAGGAACAAAATCAAGTTAAAAATGTATTATAAAATGTTTATTTATATCAAAATAATAGTCTTTACATGTCAGAAGGTATAAAATGATTGATTTTATCTATTTCTAATTTATATTTTTTAAATAATTTACTAGATTTAATTATTAATACATTGTCTTTTTATATTTGTCCAACTGTTAAATTGTTGAATCATTATATATTACACCGACCAAAAAGAAAAATGAGACAAACTTTTTATAAAAAATAAAATTTTTGTTATTCTCCTTCT